CTTGTCGAAACACAAACGGAGGGATAAAAGATGGTCGACCAGCCGAATGTTGGGTCCGCGCCAGCGGGCAACCCGCAGGCAGGCGCAGCCGGGGGCTCTGGGGATTCTTCAGTAGTATCCGGCGGAAGTTGGATCACTGGCCTGCAAGACGCAGGGAACCGGGATCTGGCTGCCAAAAAGGGATGGGACAAAGCCAGCTCGCCGGACGTCGTCGTGGCGTCTTATCGCGAGTTGGAAGGTCGTCTCGGTAAGAGCATCGTCATTCCTGACGCAAACGCGCCGAAGGAAGATTACGAAAAGCTCTACACCGCCTTGGGCAAGCCCAAAACACCCGGCGACTACACACTGAAGTTGCCGCAGGGTGTGCAGGAGAACTTCCCGTACGACGACGCCTTTGCGACCGAATACAAGACTTGGTCGCACGAGGCGGGCTTATCCCCCCACCAAGCGCAGTCACTCCATGACAAGTTCGTCCTGCGAACGCAGAAGCAGATGAACGATGCGTGGACCGATCAGCAAAGAAAGATCGGCTCTGCTCATCAGGAGATCGTCGCAAAGTGGGGTCCCGTCGAGGGTGCCGGATATACCGAAGGCGTAAGCCATGCGGCAGCGGCGCTCAACGGTCTGGGATTGAGGGATACGTTCAAAGGGGCGGGACTGCTTACGCAGGATGGCAAGATAACGGACGCAAAACTCGCGTTCGCCTTGGCAACCGTAGGAGCAGGGCTATTCCGAGAGGACGCTTCGCGTGGGGCTCCCGGCCATCTGACCGCGAACAATCCGTGGAAAGACGGGCAGGAAAACCTCACTGAGCAGGGTCGTATCCTCAAACAAAACCCGGATCTAGCGAAGTCGCTTATTCTGGCCGCTGGCAAAGACCCAAACAAAGTTCTCTACAAGGGGCGGTGACGGTCTTTTAATCGGACGGCGTGAGCGGCTTAAACCCTCAACGGAGGCTGCTCATGGCCGTTACCAGACTGACCGATGCCATCGTGCCATCGGTATTCGTCCCCTACATGCTCAAAGAGACTGCGATTAAGTCAGCCATCTTTCAGGCTGGCATTTTTCGTCAGGACGCTATGCTTGCGAACTTCCTGCAAGGCGGTGGTCAGACGGTCAACGTGCCGTTCTGGAAAGACCTTGGGGATGCTTCGACCGCGAATATCTCGTCGGACGACCCGGCAGTAAATGCGGTCCCCGACAAGATCACTACGGGGCAGGACATTGCCATCCGGCAAAACCGGAACAAGGCATGGTCCGACGCCGATCTCGTCTCCGAACTCGCTGGCGATGACCCGATGACCCGTATCGGCTCCCGCGTCACCGCATGGTGGATGCGTGAGTTTCAGCGGGTGCTGGTCTCGACCATCCGTGGCGTGGTCGCCAATAACGTCGCCTCCAACGGCGGCGATATGGTGGTCAACATCTCGACCGACGTGGCGGGGGCTCCTGCTGCGGCGCAATGTATCTCGGCAGCGGCGATCCTCGACGCGGCCCAGACGATGGGTGATGCGTCGGACAATCTCGACACCATCATCATGCACTCGATCATCTACACGAGCCTTGCCAAGCAAAACCTGATCGACTTCATCCCGGATGCCCGGGGCGAGGTGCGATTCCCGAGCTACCTTGGCTACCGGATCGTGAAAGACGACGGGACCCCCGTGGTTACGGGCACAAACCGCCCGAGCTACCACACCTACCTGCTCGGCAAGGACGCGCTTGGCTTTGCCGAAGTGCCCCCGGACGTCCCGGTCGAGACCTTCCGCCACCCCGAACAGGGCAACGGCGGCGGCGTCGAGGAGCTGTGGACGCGGCGTCAATTCGTGATGCACCCCTATGGCATCAAGTGGACGTCGACCGCGATGGCAGGCAAGTCTCCCACAGACGTCGAACTGCGGGATGCAACCAACTGGACTCGCGTGTATCCTGAGCGCAAGCAGGTCAATATCGCCGTACTCATAACGAACGGCTGATCTGCTGCAACGGGAGTCTACCTTGCCAAAATCGAAGAAGGGGAAGTCGAGAAAGTCGAAAAAGACCAGCGGCAAGAAGTCCAAAAAGAAAGCGGGCGGTGGCAGTCGAAAACGCCGCCCGCGTAAAGCTAAAAAAAAGGAAGAGCCTGAGCAGGCTGCGGGAGCAACAGCTATTCCCGAACCCGCGCCTGAGCAGGCTGGGCCTCCAAATTCGGTGAACGATCCACCACCGCAGGAGAAGAAGAACGATGGCGAAACCTGAGAAAGAAAAGGATCTCCTGACCTTGTACGAGGCCAATCAGATCTACTTCCAACAGAACAAGGAACGCGCTGAGCAAATCAGCAAAGTGCAGGTCGAAGCTCACAGGGCCATCGACACCGCCTTCAAGCGAGCTGGCGGACAGGCGGGTGGCCATGAACCGGCGCGTGAACAGAAAGATCTCCGTTAAGGGGAGCGACCATGGCTCTGACGGGCGGGCAACAGGCGGCATTGTATTTTGCACGAAAGCGGCATCGGGCGCTTTCGCATGTGTACGTTGCCCCAGCTGAAGCAGGTCCGTCAGAGTCGCAACCGGAGCCACAAGTGAGCCCGGTCGTGACGCCAGATCCTCCAAAAGAATAGGGCTGCCATGGCATCTGGGCTAAGTGTCACGAGCATCTACAACATGGTGCTCGACCGGCTGGCCGAGGAATCGGTTCTCGGTCCGACCGACCGCAAGGCGGTTACGCGCTGGCTCAATCGAAACTATCCGATCCAGCGTGATGCGCTGCTGCAACAGCACACATGGAATTTCGCACTCAAGCGCGTGAAGCTCACGGCGGAGAGTGAAAGACCGGCGTTCGAGTGGAGCTACCAGTACACGCTTCCGGCGGACTGCATTCGCGCCTTGCCGCTGACTTCGGACGGCACACGCAACGGAACGCCGATAGGCTTTGTAGTCGAGGGTCTGCGGATCCTGACAAATAAGCCGTCACCAATCCTTCTGCGCTACATCAGGCGCGAAGAGAATCCTGCGCTGTACTCGCCAGCGTTTGCCAACGTGCTTGCACAGATCCTTGCGGCCAATGCCGCGCATTGGGTTACGGGCAAGGCGACGTTTGCAAAAGAGCTGACGCAATCTGTGGGGGGCATGACAATCAACGCGCAAACTCTCGATAGCCTCGAGGGTCTGCCAGAAGAACCGTATGACGATGATGTGATCCGGGTGAGGTAGTCATGCCCGGACCGATTTATCCGCTGCAACCGACGTTTGCTCGCGGCGAGCTGTCTCCCCGTCTTTTCTCCCGTATCGACATTGACCATTGGAAGATGGGCCTTGCCGAATGCGTCAACTGGTTTGTGCTCAAGCAGGGCGGGCTGCGACGAAGACCGGGGACCGAATGGATCTCCGAGACCAAAAACTCGCAAAAGGTTCGGCTCGAAGAGTTCATCTTTTCGACCGTGCAGGCTTACGTCCTCGAGTTTGGCGACCACTACATTCGCTTCTACGCCAACGGCGGCGTCGTCAATAACGGCACGACCAACGCTATCACCTTCAACCTGACGTCCGATCAGGTCACATGGCCGAGCTGTCCGACTGCGGTCATCAACAATTCGCCAGTGGTCTTTTCAACGCAAGGCGTGTTGCCGACGCCGATGGTGCAGGGGCGCACCTATTATGTCCGCGACAAGACCGGCAACAGTTTCAAGATCTCGGAAACGGTAGGCGGAGCCCCGCTCGATCTCGGCGGTACACCGGGCGGGGTAACCGGCGCGATCTCTCCGGTCGAAGTGCAGACGCCATATGATTCAAACGAGATCTGGCGAATCCAGCTCGCGCAATCCGCCGACATTCTCTACATCGCCTCGCCAATGTGGGCACCGCGAACGCTGTCGAGATTGTCGGCGTCCGTCTTCAAGCTCGATTACTACGAATACATCGACGGGCCGTACATGCCCGAGAACCAGACGCCGACGACATTGCAGCCGAGCGGCGTGTCGGGGAACGTGCAGATTACGGCGTCGAGCGCGGTCGGCATCAATAACGGTCTCGGCTTTGTCGACAGCGACGTAGGCCGTTGGCTGACGCTGATGTACTCGAGCAAGTGGTACGCCTTGCAGATTACGTCGGTCGGTCGCCTGACGGGTGTCGTCACGATCTCGGCGGCCAATCCTGCGGTGGTGACGTGGACCAGCAGCAATCGTCACAACGATGAGGTGATCTCTTTCACGACGAGCGGGACGTTGCCAGCGCCGCTCGTGGCGAACCAGAAGTATTACATTAAGAACGCCACAGCCAACACCTTCGAGCTGTCGAACACGGCGTCGGTGCGAACGGTCAAGAATGAAGGCGATGTTCAAATCAAGGTTGGATACAACATCGGCACCGTCGACGAAGTCCTCAACCAGATCGAATGGACGTCGCACGGGCTGGTGGTGGGTGACCGGGTCAAGTTCACTGAGATCCCCACGAGTATATCGGGCCTCGACCTCAACCATGACTACTATGTGTATCAAGTCGACGTTAAGCCGGAGACGGGCACAAACGATCTTTTCCGTGTTGCCTACTCCGCAAGCCTGACCGATCCGATTTCTCTCTACGGGCGCGATGGTCCCGGTCACGCGGTTGCCAACGAAGTAATCACGTTTGGCACGTCGATCTCGACGGCAGGCTCAACACAGTCAGGCGTTCACACGGCATTCGTCACGAACAACATCGTTTGCTTTGCCGAAGTTGAAGGTCTGGTCGATGAGAAAGGCGACCTCGTTCCCAATCTCCCCGGTACAGGCGCGACCGGCGGCTGGAAGCTGGGCGCGTGGTCCGCGATCACCGGCTGGCCATGCTCCGTGTGCTTCTATCAGCAACGGCTGGTCTGGGGCCGTACCGACACGCAGCCGCAAACGGTGTGGTTCTCCAAGGCTGGCGTGATTACAAACTACGCCACGACCGAACCAGCGCAGGCAGACGACGGCATTACCCTGACCATTCTCGCGGGCGAGGTGAACGCGATCCAGTGGCTTGCGGAAGCGGCGGATCTTCTGATCGGCACGACCGGGGCCATGCGGACTATCGGTCCGGCGGATACGTCCAAACCGTTCTCCGCGACCAACGTCACGCAACGGCGACAGACGACCTTCGGGTCGAGAAATCTTCAGCCCGTGCAGATTGGAGAAGTGGCGATCTACGCGAGTTTCTACGGTCTTTCATTGCGGGAGTTTTTGTTCTCGTTCCAGCAAAACAGCTACATCTCGCCCGAGCTGACGATCCTGTCCGAGCACATGCTGCGCTCCGGGATCCAGCAATTCACCTTCGCGCAAGACCGCGAATCTATGGTCTGGATGGCTATGGGCAATGGCGAGCTGGTCGGGCTCAC